GGGTTTTGTTTTGCCCATTAAAAAGCCCCTGCGTTTGCAGGGGCTGCGGGAATGGTGGACGTTTCAGGCGGCGGGCTTGCCGTAGAGGCTTTCGGAAAAGGCGAGGTCATCTTCGACACTCCGGATAGTCTGTTCCAAGAGAGGGGATGGTTCTTTGATTGCGCGCAGTTCTTCCAGCAATGCCCGCAACTTTTCTGGCGGGCTAAAACAGCTCAGGTCATGCAGAATGGGCATTATTTAGTCTCCTTGCGCCATTGTTCAATTTCAGCAGCATAACGATTTATCAGGTCTGCCATTTCTTTACTTGCAGGGGCTATTTTATATGTAATCAACCCTTGGTCTGAAAGCCGCAACGCCATGATATGCGCGTACATAGCGGCTGCTTCTCCCTCGTTTATTTTACCACTCAGAAACAACCTGGATACTTTCTGGCGGACTATTTTCTTAGCATCGTAGATTGCGGCATACATCTCGCTCCAACCGGACAGGATACTGACGCTATACGCCGCCTCCTGTGTTGTCCCAAAGGCAACAACTGATGCCAAACCAGCCTGCCCAGCAAATTCAATATCTGCCATGCTTAATCCCATGTTGCTTGGATGGTTGTGATACAGGGTAGTTCCCGGCAGCAGGTTAATAATATCCTGATAGCTGATAGCCTGTTCTTTACCTTGCCGTGTATCTATAACCTGTCCGTTTGCATCAACCACGCGGCCATGCTCTAGCCCGTCTTGCTGTCCTCGCGTAACAACGTCATAACGCGCCTCCTCAAAGGCATTGCCAGCTGTCGGCAGCGGCGGATGCCACGGTTCAGGACTCGGCGGGGCATCCCCGCTGTCATACACCGCCGCGTTCATGTTCAGCCGCTGTTCCCGCTCGCGCAAGAGGTCGGTCAGGTCGTATTCGGGCGAGTGGTTCCAGCCTTTGTCCGGGGCGGCGGTGTGTTCGACGCCGTGCTTGTCCGTCCAGGTCGGGATTTCCTGCGGTGCGCCGGTGTAGCCCATGCCTTTCGCCTGCCGTTCTGACAGGCTCATCAGGGTGCAGCGGCAGTTGAAGCCCCCTGGCGGCGCCAATGTCTGCCAGCGCGGGTCATCCACCGGCATCATCAGCCCGTGCAAGGCACGGTGGGCCGGGCGGGTGCGGCTGTCGTTGATGGCGGTATAGCGCAGGATGGGGCGACGCTCGGCGTGGTCGCGGAAGTGTGCCCAGCGTCCGGCGTTGTAGCTGGATAGTACTGTCGTGCGGAAGACGGTTTCCTGGTAGCTCTTTGGTAGTCCTTGCAGGTCAGCGAGATTTTCCTTGCGCCAGTTCTCAAAGCTCATGCCTTCGGCAATGGCCTTTTCCAGCGAGGCCTTGATGCGCCCGATATGTTCGAGGTCGCTCAATTTGCTCATCGTCCATGCCTGTTTGCGCGCCGCTTCAACGCGGTCGTAGAAGTCGGCGGACGGCTCAATGCCCCGCGCGCGCAGGTATTCGAAGGCTTCCGGGTAACGGGCTTGCATGGGGTTCATACAATGTCCTTGGCTGCCTGGTAGTAGCCTTGCGCCAAAGCCAGTGCCATCGCCTGCTCCAGCCAGACGGCGTAGTGCGATGGGTCGTTATCGTCATAGAGCAGGGCGAGGCGGCGCATCAGGTCGGCCTCATCACTCGCTGCGTTGATGGTCTGCTCGATGGCATCCGCATCAATACTGGCTGGCAGGGTGGCAAGCGCGCGCTGGATGCCATCCTCAACCTCTTGCGCGCCGGGGGTGAGGTGTTTGGCAGCGCAGCAGGCACTGCCGTTTAGGATGGCAGGCGGCGCAGCGGCAAGGCTCATGCGCGCTTCTGTCTTCTCGTTCACGGTAAAGTGCTGTGCTTCGAGGCCGTAGTTATCGAGGTAGTATTGCGCCGTGAAGGTGATCGCGCCGCTGTTAATCAACGCCACGTCGCGCTCCCAGCGCCCCTTGTCGATGCCTTTCTTGCGCTCGAAGGAGAAGTACACGCCATCCGGCTCTAGCCCGTTCACGGTGAGCAGGCAGTCCACGATATGGTTGATGCCCGCTTCGCAGAAGGTCAGGTCGCTTTCCAGCAGGTTTTGCGTAAAGCCGTCGTCGGTCTCCTGCGCCGCACGACTGCCGCTGTCTAGTTCCGAGGTAAGGACACGCCCGGTTAATGTTTTCTGAATGCGGCGTATCTGGTGGGTCACAAATTTTTGATGTGCTGCACCGTCGTTGGTGGCCTCGATAAATTCGATGCTGTCCTGTTCGTTGATGGCGACGGTGCCATCGGCCACGGCATTGGCTGCTGCTGCTGCCAGTGCGGCGAGTTCCTGCCGCGCGTCGTCAGGGTTGGCCGTGTTGACCGCGCTCTTGATGACGGTCAGCGGCGAGGCGTGGCGTTCGGCGTAGCGCGACCAAAACTGTTCGCCGTAGTTTTTGTTGAACCATGCCCAATAAACACGCGAGAGCAGGGCATCGCCGTAGGGGTTGTCCTTGTGGACGTTGACGCCGCTGTACAACACTTTTTCCGGCAGGGTAAGGGTTTCTGTCCCTCCCTGCTCCTTGAACATCAGCCCGGCATCTCGCTGTACAAAGCGTTCGATTTTGCGCGGGGCGATACTTTGCACCCGCATGATACCGTCCGCATCCGCTGCCCAAATAAGCTCACCCACGCTTGCGCCCAGCCACTTCGCCTGCATGATGATGCGTAGTGCTGCCTCGAAGATGTTGCTGACGGCGTCGTACAGCCACGGGGTATTGTCACCTTCCAGACGCCACGGGTTGCCGAGGACGCCCGCAAGGCGACGCTCACAAGCACCGTAGATTTCGTCATCGTAGAGCAGTTTTTGCAGGTCGCTGCGGGTCAGGTTGGCGCGTTTTAGCACTTCATCGACATCAGCGACGGTCAGGGAAAAGGTCGGGTCAACGTACTGCGCTCCGGCTTTAACCACGACGCGGCGGGTTTTGGGAGCGCCTTTCTTGAAAAAGCGGCTGAACATGGGGATTCCAATAAAAAAGCCCCTGTTACCAGGGGCGATTTCAGACCATTTTAACCGGATGGTTAAGATGCCCTGCCTTCGGATTTTTCTTCTTTCTCTGAGGTTTCCGCCACCCCCTGTGCGATCAGCCACGCCGCCGCATCAGCGGGGACGTCTATCACATCCCCGGTATTCACGGCTTGCCCGGCATGGGTGAAGGGTTGGGTTGCCTTGATTTTCATCTTTCACCTCACGCCTTGACGGTCACGGTGAACGGGCTGATGCCGCCTTCCGGCACTTCCGGACGTCCGGAAAGTTCGATGGTGTTGAAGTCGTCCGAAAAGAATTCAAATGCGCCACCTGCCGAGAGGGTCGCCTTCGGGATGTGGACTTTTACGTCCGCCCCGTTGGCACGGTTGCGCCCGTCCAGCAGCAGTTCGCACTTGATTTGGCTGTCGGTGTTGGCGGCAATCGCCCACGCATCCCAGGCTGCCGTGGTGTAGCTGATTTTGATTTTCTGCCCTTTGCTGACGCCTGCGGTGTCTTTGAGGCGAATCATGCCGAGGCGGCGGTGGATGTCGTTAGTGCTCGGCGGCAATGGTCTGCCCGCCCGGGCTCTTCACGACAATCCCCGCTTCGTTGAGGTAGCCGTGCGCCAGTTTGAGGTAGCGCTCAAGATCAACGTCCACTTCTTCATCCGAGACGGTCTGCGCGGTCATTTGTGCTTTCGTCAGCGCCCCCATGAAGACCATGGCGAAGTTTTCTTCGTTGAAGTCGTCGAGGGTGATTTTCAGCTCGCCCGATTTCGGCAGGATGACGGTGTTGAGCACCGCGCCGTAGTTCTCGCGCATTTTGCTGAGGCGCTCTTTCACCTCGCTTTCGACCGCCACCGAGAAACTGGTGGCGTTGCCCATTGGAATCAGGCCGAGGTCGGCGCGGTCAAGGCGGCGGATGTAGAGGGTACCCTCGCCAATGAAGCCGTCGTGTCGTAGTTGTGGCATGGTTTTACTCCTGAGATTGATAGATAAGGTCTAGGGTGTATTTGAGTGGATAGAGGCTGTGACCATAGGCGTGTACCGGCTGCCCGCCGTTTGCGGGTTTGAGCCGCGTTCGGCTGCGTTCGTCGTTGTCCAGCGGCGCGAACCCTGCCAAAGCCTGCATCACGCCGCCAATCAGTTTGCCGACCCCGCGCGGCATTCCGTCGCGGTTGTAGTCCTGCGAGGCAATGACCACGGTGTAGGTAACGCGCACTTTCTGATGGCGGCCATTGCCGGCGTCTTCAACTGGGGCGACCCCGTCAAAGTAGAGGTACACATAACCATCGGTGCCGGTGGTCTGACCGCGTAGGATTTGGGTGAGGTCGTTCACGCCACGCACCGCCTTGACGTCATCTACCTGCGCAAGGCGCGCGGCAATCGGTTCGTAGGCGATGTTTACGTCAAATATTGAAGTGGGCATGGAGAATGTCCGCTATGGCATCTTTGAGCTCATCCGACACGCCGAGGAAGGGGCGCGCGGGGATGAACACGGTGCCGAATTGATGAAAAGGGGCATATTCGACGTTGCTGCCGACTAGCAGCACGCTACCGCCCAGGACTTGCGACTGGATGGAACCTTTTAGCCGCCCGGTGTCTTGCAGCAGTTTGCCGTCTTCCAGTAGTCGGGGGCTGTTGTCGGCAAAAGGCTCCCACGGATTACCCTGCGGGTCTTCCTCGTGTTCGAAGCGCAGCAGGATGTTGGTAACTTCTTCCTCGCCGATTTCCGCGAGCGCGGGGCCCAGGTCTTTGCCCTGTGCTGCCAGTTCGCGCAGTCTGGTCGTTGCGGCATCAAGGCCGGGGGTGTCAACGAACAGCATCCATCTTGTCCAGTGCGGCCTGGTCAAACACCACCGGCGGTGCAACCACGGCAATGCGGTGGTTGCCGGTGAGCG